TTATATGTGTTGTTGGTAAGTAGTGTCGTGCTTCCAGTTATTACTGCTTTATTGTCTTCGCTATTAGGTAATAGAAATAATCCGGTAGTGGGGGCAGTTGCGTCACTCATGGCCGACACAGCCATTGAATACCCCGTACTTGCTTGCAGGGCAGCCAACACGGTTGCGTTGTCACACTGTTTTGCTGAGTTTGTGTTAAAAGTATTATTATAGAAGGTATATTGAACCAACGATGTGTTGTTTGTGTATATATCATCTACTCTGGAACCATAAAACAGGTTGTTGTACAGCCTGATAGTGGTTGTTGCATCTGCTACTGATAAATTTAATCCATAAGCCTTATTCACAAAAGTGTTGTTATAAACGTTGGCAGTACACTTAGGGTATACCTGTATGCCAGCGGTAAGTCCGGTGTGTGTTGAATTATCGAAGAACAGGTTCCCCACAATGTTTACGGTTACTTGTGTAGTGCCGTTTCCGATACAAATCCCATTATTTACTCTGGTAGCACTAAGGTTAGCGTTACTGAACAGGTTGTTTGCTATTAATACAGATGAATCAGTTATTGCAGATGTCGAGGAAACTATTATGTTATTCACCCCGGCCCCGTTAAAATAATTACCCACAACAGTGCTTCCAGAAGCAAACCTGTCTAATTCTAAAGCCTTAGCAAATGTAACATTTGAAGTAAGGACAAGGTAGGAGTTAGTGAGCCTGAATATGCCTGACGAATCATATGATATTGCCGCAATATACAAATCAAAGTTTAATGAGGTATTAACTATATCAAGGTCATATGCGAGTCCCGCCTTGTAGTTCGATTTAATAATCGGACTCATTGCTGCAGTAAAAGCACAATTCTTTATTATCGCTGACCCACTATATGTCATGCTTGCTAAATCAACATACACAAGACCCTGAGTAACACCGTTATCAAGCCCTGTATCAGTAAAACCTACGTTGTCTATAACCACTCCAGATGCTTGTATGGTAAGTGCTGCAGCCGCTGAATCTAACGCTGTTACCGTATAAAGGGTAGTGTCACATTTTATAGTAGTACTGTCCTTGGTTAGAACTGCCGCTGCTTCCGTAAGATCAGATGTTATTGTTATGGTGTTTATCGCATCCCCACTGGAATTAATATGAGAAACAGCAGCAGCGAGCGTTGTGTATGTCTCCCCACTTCCGCAGTTTATGCTTTCTCCGTAGGACGGAAAAGATGTTGCCAACAGAATGAGTAATGTGAAAAGAAACTTTTTCATTATAATGCTCCTTGCATAGGTATTTTTATTATCGACAGTGGAGTAACATCTTCGGTAGACTCTGAACCGTATATGGAAACGTAAGCATTATTATTATTGTCACATACGCATCCGGTTGCTCCTGAATATGAAGTAAAGCTTGTAGCAGTCATATCATCTAAAGCATCAGTAAGTATGTTTAAGCGCATAAATTGGGGTGGATTTAATATCTCTCTAACCAGGTATATATAATTTCCACAGACTTTTATATTTACTGAAAGCGATGTAGTATTTACTGGACTAAAATATAGCTGATACCCATTCTGCGATGTGCTGTATGTTGTTGTGGGTCGTATTTTACCTATTACTGCTGCCGAATCAGTTGGCGCTGTATCACACGCAGAAAACCACAGAAAAGGGCTTTTTGCGCTATCGTAATACATATCAAAAGTATTCCCTGTTCCTCCTATTGATATGGCAGTTTGGCTTGATGTAGATGTCGAATCTATCTCAACTATTATCCCGCTATCTTCACAACCACAATACAGGTTTGTACCGACGACAGCTATGCCGTATAAATTCTTACAAGTCGCAGAGGTATCAATCAAGGAGAGTTGGCTACTATTAACTACATACTTTACAAGCCCGTTATCTGACCCACTCGTGTTGGTTATCCACAAAACATCACTACCACCACTTGATGTAACCGCCATTTTATTTCCGAAACTCTTACCCGAACCCGTCAATATAATAGGAGCCTCCGGTGTGCAGGAAGTTATGTCATTCGAGCCGTCAACCGTGAAAGAAACAGGAATAACCACACTATAAGAGAGCCTATACGAGATAAGAACATAGAGTTTAAGAGGGTCTACTGAACTCATTACCGCTTGGTATGCAAAACCTTCAGCATAATTAAGATTGGTTACCGTAGAAACGCCTGAAACAGGCTTGTAACCTGCAACATAATTTCCATATATCTTTCTTTCTTCCACATTATTCTCATCGGGAACGGGGAACCATATTATGTCATGCGCTGCATCATAGACTCCGTGGGAATCACTATTTGCATTGTTTCTCCCAACATTTATCTCTATCGGAGTCTGCGGGGGAAGCGCCTGTGTCTGTGTTGCCACGAGCAGGAAAAGTAGAACAATAATGAGCTTTTTGAGTGTGTGCATAGGTGGCCTACCTTACAAAAATAATCGTTACAATTAATGAACCTGTTTCGTCATTTCCAACAGTTTTAAAATGTAATGTTTCATCTATGGAATAGATTTCAGATACCAAAGATTTTTTTACTGCTGTAGCACCCATATCATCACAAGTCGTTCCAAGAAGATTTGTGGAGGTATTAGTTTCAGTAGTCAGATAAAAATCGGTTTCCTCATTTATGTCCGTAGTATTTGTCGTTACCTGATACAGATACCATCCTTTTATTTTAGCAGCAATAGCAGCAGATACAGCTGTGTCTGCAACATTGGAATCAGCACCATCAGAACCTATAGTAATATCCAAAGTTAATTTATACATATTACCTAAAGTTCCAACAGCAGTCAAAGACTGAGTTACTGTTGGTGCAGCAGCATAAGCAAACGAACTGCAAAGAACGATTAACATTACTACAAAAAGTTGTTTTAATTTTTCCATTTTTCTTTCTCCTTAAAAATTAATTAGCTTTCCTTTTTTTCATTAATCTTTTTAAGAAATTCCTGTTCCTTTAAAGTGTCTGCAATTTTCATAAGCAATTTATTTTTTTCAGCATCAAGATTTCTTATTTCAGCAGAAAACTTTTCTTGCTGTATAATAATATCAAACACTTTTGCCTTTAATTCTATCAATTCCATTTGTTTCTCCTTTTAATATTTTATTTTCACCGTATCTGCATCTCGCCATAAATCTCCTGCTACAAGTCCAGAATCAGATGTCGGCAGGTTATATAAATTTATTCTGCCACTTGATCCCGGTTGTAGAATTATTTTCCCAGGCAATGTTGTATGCTCATTACCGTAAAGATATATACTACCTCCACGATTTGTTTCATTACCGCCACCTCCGCATAATTGCAAACAACCCGTATCAGAATCATCACTGGTATCTAACTTTATAGCAATATTATTATAATACGTACCAGGAGTATAGAGAATCAAGCTACTATGAACACTAACTGAACTTGAATAAAGAGATATACCATTCGTAGCCACTATATCCAAACCACCACCATAAGTTTTTTTAATATAATTTGAATAATCAACTAAATATAGTATTGCATATTCAGACCCACTATCAGGACCAGTCAATGCCATGCTTACACTTGTTCCTGCATTTTGAACTTCAATGTTCGTTCCTGGGTTAACCGTCCCAATCCCCACAAGACCACCACTTGTAATGGTGAGTCTTGCGGTACTTGTAGTACATAAATACATAGTAGCAGCTTCTTCAGCAACAATGTAAAAACCACCAGTCCCCCTATGTCCAAGGTAAGAAGATGCGTTTACACCAGTATTGTATCTTAACGCCCTGAATCCATAATCATATGTGTCATCACCAACAAGATTCATTGAGGCGTATCTGTTTCCAGTTCCCGTTTCATTTACATACAATCCAGTATCTGTTAAAAGAGAAGCTGTTGCTCGTATAGTTCCAGTAACATCTAAAGCATAAGACGGTGAGGCATTTAAAATACCTACCATATTTGTCGTAGAATTTACTATTAACGTATTTGTATCGACAGTTAAATTCTGGGTTATTGTTAGTGATTTTCCAATAGATAGATTTTGAGTGAGCGTTAAATCTGCCGTTATAGCATTCAATGTTCCATCTTGTGCTAAACTTACGTTTAGTCTTTCACGTAAACTTGCCATGGAACCCCGTATAGTGTCCACATCTGGTGCTGTAGGGTACCCAAGTTCTGTTTCTATGGCAATTATTTCTGCCCAAGCATCATTTACATGCGATGCTTGTGGGTAATTTACACCATTAACTACATCTGTCCAAGTTGTTAAACCATCTGGAAAATCAGCCATAATTATCTCCTAAAACAAGGTTCCACTCGTTCTTGTTGCTATGTCGTGTTCTAATCTTTTTAAAATCTTTGAAATATTTGGTAAATCAGTTCCAGCATTTATTGTTGTATCTATGCCAGTTTCTGAAATCTTATAAGATATGGTATCAACATCAAGTGCTTGATTATATTCTGAACCTTCTATTACAAAATAGAAATCTCCAATGAACGCTTTGAAATCGTTCGGCTGAGATACTGTAATATAAGCACTTGTCCCATCAGTATAATCATCCGATGTATTAAATCCAACTTGAACATGAGCAATTCCTAAAGTCATATCATCAGATTTTAAAATTAACCACATCCTTCTGTATGCTGGAATTACAGGACACCAGTAAATCCCATAATAATAAAAACGAAAATCAACTTCTGTACAATCACTTGGATATGTGTTTGGTATTTCAGTAGCAACATCTATAGGCATTGATATTCCATTTCCTTCACCATTATCACCTAAAAATGAATACCCAGAAGGTCTCCCACCAATATCTTCCTGTAATTCGATATAAATCGTTCCAGTAGGAGTGCTGTATTTTCTTAATTTAAGTTTTATATTGTGTATTACATAATCATGATTATGTACAAAACTTTGGTATAATTCTTTTTTAGGGTCAGTGACTTCATAAAGAAATTGCTGGCTAAAATTATCCGTCAATTGAGAAGGAAGTGCTGTTCCTCCTGGTTTTCTAAATGCAACTTTACCAATACCTCTTGTAGATACCTTATCATCAAAAACAGTTCTTAATCCTTCTAAAGAATATGTTGCTCTTTTCTGCGGCATATCAAGTGCTGCTAAAGATGCATCACACCACTTTTTAGTAGTCAAACTGTCTGTTTGTGCTGGATTTGCAAATTCTTCTCGTAATCCAAATAATTCTTGAGATATATTATATTGGATTTCCATGCACAAAACAGCAGTCGAAGATACATCTACCCAACCATTAACAGAATCATAATAGGATAAAGTTTGCTCACTTTCAGCTCCAGTAGCACCATATTTGAATTCAAAATATGTATTATTATCCATGACTAAATTATACGGTGCAAGTATTAATGCATATTGCTTTGTTGAATCTGCTTCAAATAGATGAAAATCTAAATTCACATCAGTTCCATTTTCAAGAAGGAATACAATATGTGATGTTATAACCTTTGATAACGGAATTGTTGACCTTATATTGGCATTATCATCGTAAAAATAATTGAGGTCAGCATTGTCCATTATAAATGCTGTCAACAACCCGTGGTGCTTATACATATAAACTTCATCTACCCAAAATTCAGATGTCCACGTATTATCTGACATGAATTTAATATGTATTTTTGTCTGTGTTGTAATATTAAAATCTATTCTTGTCATTACCCATTTTCCACCACAGCTTTTTCTTGTCACAGTATCGGAATAAGTTATTATTGGTTCATCTTCCAAAGCAACAAGAGGGTCAGAAGCATCACTAATAACACAACGCATATCTGATTCGCTATCAAGAACAATGGAATAGAAAGCTACTGAATATCCACCAGATGTAGAAACATCATATTCATAAAGGAACCCTTCGTCTGGCATTTTCGTTAGTACATGCATACTTCTTGTTCCACGGTAAACTTCAATAGTAGATTTATCAATTTCTACATTATCCGTACTGGTAGATTTCCAATTAACAGTTGTAATATCCTCCATATCACCATCAGTTATCTGATTAACCCAACCTTGACCACCATCTGTAGCTAATTTTAATGTAATTCTTGAAATACTCCTATTATTAGTTGTGAATGTTTGTTTTAATATCCTTGCACCATCCCCTTTTCCACAAGCTATGGTAGAAGCAGAACCAGTTTTGCTCAATGTAGACCCAAAATTTGTAGTCCTTTCAAATGTATCAGTGTAGTAGGTATTTTTAACAATATATCTGTTCTTTATGTTTTCCCAACTTTCCATCTCAGTAAAACCAGTAGTATTAGCATTCAACCAGAAATGAGTTTCAACTTCACTTTCTTTACGAAAATAAAAATCCCTGTTCTTGTCTACCCCATATTCAAAAAGTCCATTTACATCTGAAGATGCCAACTTTGCAAGGTAATCTATTGCATCAATAGCTTTTCCCTGAAATTCAAACTTATCAGGGGTGTAATCACTAATAACATCTACATATCCCGTTCTAAATCTAATATCCGTATGCGGGGTGATGTATTTATCAAACATATCCTTTAATATTTCATGTATTGGGGTTCCATATGCAGGAGAATATGGCTCTTTACGACCAATAACTATTCTTGATAATTGTGTAGAAAATCCAGCAATTTTTAAATCTATTTTGTCAGTAACGCCATATACAATAGTTTTGTCTGTAATATATCCCTGATATATTAACTGATAAATATAAGCTCCTGGGTCATTTACATAAATTAATATCCTATAATCCGGCTTTATTATTCCATAATTATTATAGGGTTTAATTATTGAAATATTGCAATCACTCAGCCCACCAAATCTTTTAAATGACCAAGATACAGAATTTATATATGATTCAATATATTCAATCTTATTCCCATGATTGTCCTGTAACTCTATTCTATATAAGAAAGGTACGTTACCTGAACCATATATTCTAACAGGGTCTTCCGCATTAGCAGGTAAACCGTATGGATACGTTGCGTCATTATAATAAGAATGTATTATATTATCAGCCATTTTTTAATACCAACGTGGAGTATATACAATCGTTAAAGTACCAGCACTAACATTTCCCGTATAGTAAATTATATTGTCAACACCACCATCTATAGGCCAGAAATCTCCTGAAAAATCATTTAGTGAAGAAATCGTATTATTCGTTACGGTTTTAAGTGAGCAATCTATTATTAAACTATTATTGTCAGTCACCGTCCCAGTAAATTCCATTGATGAATTTATTGTCGTATAAGAATTTCTTAAATTAAAACTTGTTAAAGAAGCACCGTCAACAGTCATCGTTATAACTGGATACGTAAAACAGTTTCCAATATTAGCACCAGATGCAATTGTTATTGTTTCAGAAGTGCTATCAATAACAGTTGTAGAGGTAACGGGAGTTGTAGAATACCAATACGGGTCAGCACATACAAATTGTATGTGATATTCAACTAACTTTCCTGAAAAACCCTGAACATATTTAAAATTAAAACTCTTTTTTTGTGCGGTTATGTATCTATCACTATCTAATTTTAATGCTTGCGAACCGGAATTTAATAAATGTTGCAATGTATTTAAAGCCGTTATGACACTATCGTGAGAAGTTTTTTCTATCTTTCCCTCAACATTTATTAATCGAGTTTCAAGCGGTGGAAGCAAATCAATCAATCCGCCATCTCTTCTTGGAATAGTAGAAACAACAGCCCTTGAATCGAGCGTTTCACTCCAACCACTAAGTCCTTCAATAGCTGTTCCACCGAATGTTAATACAATTGACATATTAGTAAGCCATTCCTCTTAATTCTTGTTCAACTTTCCATCCAAGTTGTTTCGCCAGAGCATCAATATCTACAGATTCTTTAATGTCTGCTTGGATAGTTATATTTACGTTAATAATTGGTTTTGCATCATTTTTTAATCTTGCTCTATTCTCTTCTTCTGTTAAAACTGCTTCTCCTCTATGAATATTTGCTATCATGTTATAGGGAACAAAATCTATCCCGGATTTATATGACGGCAATTCATAAGAACTTCCCAATGCATTTTTTGCCCCACCAACTGCACTATTTAACCATTCAGGTATTACTGCTTCGCCCTTATGTAATCCAAAAAGTCCAGTATACGGAACGTAATCTGTTCCTGATTTATAACTTTTAGGATCATATGTTGTACTATAATCCCCAGTTAAAAACTCGTATATTCTTTTCAAAGCACTTTTATTCCACCATTCTCCAAATACTCTTTCAAGAAATGACCCAAAATTATCCCACCATTTCTTTATATTTGAACCTTCCCACCATGTTTGTAAGTCAGTCCATGCTTTATTAACTAATGTTCCAAAACCATCCCACCATTTCTTTATATTTGAACCTTCCCACCATGTTTGTAAGTTAGTCCAAGCTCCTTTTATCCCAGCTGCAAATCCATCCCACCATTTCTTTATATTTGAACCTTCCCACCATGTTTGTAAAATTAACCAAGCTCCTTTTATCCCAGCTGCAAATCCATCCCACCATTTCTTTATATTTGAACCTTCCCACCATGTTTGTAAAATTAACCAAGCTCCTCCTATTAAATTAGAAAAACTATCCCACCATTTCTTTATATTTGAACCTTCCCACCATGTTTGTAAAATTAACCAAGCTCCTCCTATTAAATTAGAAAAACTATCCCACCAAAATTTTATTCTTGAATTAGTCCACCAATCCTCAAATGCAGTTCCAGAACCAGTAAGCAATCCTTTGAAGAAATCCCACCAATTTTTTATAGCCGACTGTTTCCACCAATCATCAAATGCAGTTCCAGAACCAGTAAGCAATCCTTTGAATAAATCCCACCATCCCTTAAAAATTGATTGCCCCCACCAACTATCAATCCAAGTAAAAATTCCTACTACTAATCCACTTAATAAATCCCAAAATAATTTAAAAACTGAACCTTTCCACCAAGTATCAATAGCTAATCCTAATGCCTCACCAGCCGTTTTAAACCAGTTAATTAGTCTACGTATCCAAGAACCTTCCCACCAATCTTTTAATTTTTTTAACATTAAATCTGGGGAACCACCTAACCAGTCTACTATTGCTTTTATCCAAGAATCCTGCCACCATGCATCTATTTTCCCTTTAAATTCTTCCCAACCTACTTTTAAATCATCCCATATTTTTTTCAGTTTGCTGTTATCCCACCATTCTTCAATAGTTATTTTAATTCCTTCCAATATTTTTCCAGTAAACAGTAATTTTAACCATTTAAAAGGTTTCCAAGCTTCAGTATTAGTTTCAGTTTTTCCACGAGTCTTAAATATAAATCCACCTTGAAATCCACCCATCTGTGTAGCAAGCCATTTTAAAAACGGAAAGTTACCACTAAAAATATCTTTAAGTAATTCACCAGCACTACGCAAACCACTTAATGCTTCACCAATATCATCTAAAAATGACACATCCCTGTCTAAAAATTTTGTCATTTCAGTTAATATAGGGAACTTTCTGGTATTCATAAACTTCATCAACATGGTGAGTAAAGGGAAATCATATTTTTCTAAAATCTTCTGTATAACTGTTAATAAAGGAAAATTCCAGGAATCAAAAAAGTTTGATAATTTCTTTAAAAATGGCCAATCATACCTACCAAAAATATCAGTAAGTTTTGTCCATAAAGGCCACTTCCAAATTTTTTCTTGGACTTCTTCAACATCTCCACTACCAGTGCCACCAGTAGAAACTCCACCAGTACCAATAGTTAAAGTTTGTGGATTATACTCATCGTTGAAAAAACTTCTTCTTAAAATATCAGTTTCAGTCCAAAGGTCTGCAAATACATCCTTAAAACCATCAAATGCAATTCCAATATTAGAAATCAATAAACTATTTAATTTGCTGAATCCCTTTATATCAAAATTTCCTCTTATCCCATCAACAAATAATTTTACATATTCACCAATAAGTGGACCAATAGCTGCGAAGATTATGCCACCAGCAGTTAAAGCCGTCATCATACCTTCTACTACAAACTTATAAATACCTTCCTTCATTTTACGTTGAAATTCCATCCAGCCACCAGAAATAGAATATGCACCGAATCCAGCAGAAAGGGCTTCTTTCATAGTAGACTGTAATGAACCCCAAGCATTCTTCATTCCGTCTATCATTTTTTTAGACATATCATCTGCTAATTTTATCCCAGCAGCTTCCATGTCTTTTATCCAGTCAACGGAAGCATCATTAAAAGACTTCTGTATTTTAATCGTAAATGTATTTATTTTTTCCAAAAATGGAGTTATGGCTTTACCAATAAAAGAAACAACACCGATTAATATATTTCCAATAGGAGTAACTAAAGTAGATATTAATAAACCACCTATATAAGCAATTGCTGCTGCTAATCCAAGGGCTAATTGTTTTCCTATTTTATTTCCATCAAAAGAAGTTCCAAAAATTGTATTTACAATTTTAGATAATGTTTTACCTACTTTATCTCCACTTTTTTCTGCAAACTTAAACATTGCCCCAAAAATTTTCATCCATAGTTCTAAGAAATCAGTATATAAATTATTCATCCAAGAACGCAGTGGGGATGTATCCTTAGTAATATCATTAATTGTTTTTTCCCAACCTTTCCACAGGAAAAAGAAAAGGTCATAAAATATCTGTTCTATGGGGGCTAATATTTTCTTAAAAGTATATGTTGTAGCTTTATTAAATTCATTTCCTATTGTATCAATAAGACCTTGAGCAAGATTTTGTTCAAATGTTTCTACACTTGATGCAGTATTTTCAGCTTTGAATGCAGAAGAAACAGCATTTTTCATAGCATTATTTATTTCTTTTGCCATTTCTGATGCACCTTTAACATAGTCTTTAAATGCAGATTTCCATTCTTTCATTACCTTCCAAGGTATTTCCTTGTCATACCCGAAAGGAACCATAAACCCTTCTTCTGACTGCAGTTTTTTAAGAACCTTTACGTACTCTTTTGCGTACGCTTCTGCTTCGAGTTGTGCTTTTGATTTATGAGCAGAACCTCCAATAGCACCTCCAATAGCACCGACAACTGCACCGATTGCTGTGCCTATTCCTGGTAATATCATCGTCCCTGCCATGGCACCTTGAGCAGCACCCATACCCATTCCAGCCCCAGTGCCTTTAGCTTTACCCATTTCATATCCACCGTAAGCTGCTCCCGCAACTCCGGCAGCTCCGCCAACAACTCCAAGGGCAGAAGAACCCCCTGCAGCAGTTCCTCCTGCTGTTCCCTGTGCAGCAGAAGTCTGCATTCCAGCTAACCCACCACCTTCACTTAAAACACCACCAGCCCCACCAACAGCAGTAGTGGCCCCAGGAAGTGAAGGGGCAGCAGTTAAAGCACCATACGCACCGTATGCATTTTTCAATGTCCCCATAATATCAGTAGAACTAAAATTTCCAAAATTGGAAAAAGCCCCGCCAACTTTTCCAAGCATTCCCATGATACCTGTATTGGTGCCACCAGGACCAGTTCCCATCCCAAATATTTTACTAAAAAATGCAGGAGTCTGTGCAGTTCCAGAAGTAGGCGTAGTTACCGGAGCCTGTGTAGTCCCCGGTGTAGAACTAAAGAGCTGGCCAGCTCCTGGTATGTATTGATTAATTAAGGATGCTAACCCTGTACTTGCCTGCCCTCCTTGAGAAGATGTTCCTGATACTGTTCCATCAAATTTATCAACAGCCCTGGAAAACTTATCTGATGCCTTCAGGCTCGTATTTGAGGATTCTTTAAATATCTGTTCTGGGCTTTTTTTCTTATCGAAAACAGCATTCAGACTTTCAAATATTCCTTTTCCTTGCTCTCTATTTTCCTTGAATCTCCCAATTCCTTCTTGAATCAAATTAACATTCTCTTTCCACATGTCTCTTTGTTCAATAAATTCACCGATATAGTTCGACTTCTTTCCATAGGTTCTTTCCATATTTGAAAGAGCACCCATCACTCTATCTGAGAAAGTATCAGCAGCCTCTATTGATTTCGCTCTCCATGCATCGAGGTCAGCAATGGCAGAATCTCTCCACTCTTTGCTTGCTCCTTTAACTGAGAGAATATTTTCTCGCCAATCTCTATACTGGCGATTAATTTGAATAATTGATTTCTCTGTATCGCTGTAGTGAGCTGCACTTACGGTGGCATCCTCGAGCTGCTCTCTCAATTTCTTGCTCGTCTCGTCAAGAGCGAATTGAGTTTTGACTTCCTTCATCTGGTTCGCCCAGGCATATGTATCATCGAAAAGCTGTTTGAGGGAGGGGTCAGTTGCAATGAGAGCATCGTCTATTTTTATTAATTTTCCGAGGACGTCATCATACTGCTTGTTTATTCCTTCAATTTCTTTTCCGAGAGATTTCATTGAAGTTGTATCAACTTCTCTTTGAAAATTCTCTGCCATTTGAGAGAGATTATCGTATACAGACTCCCATTGCTTCTGATAACTAACAGATTTTTCTGCCTCTTCCGCTGCATATGTTTTTTGATATGTCGATTTCCACTCACCCCCGAGCCCTGCGACTTCATATTTCCCTTTATCTTTATCGAGGCCGAGACGCATATCGTCGTACTTCGCTTTTATCTGCGTCATCTGGCGCTCCATCTCACCCATCATCGGGTCTGCTCCGAGAGCAATTGTGAGCTGGAGCTGGGAGTTCATTCTCTCAAGACTATTTTTTAACTCGTCTATATCGCCTGCGGTTCTTCTTGCGTCCTCTCCTTCTTTTTCGAAGAAAGAAGAAACTTCAGTCTTCTGGCTAAAGAGCTCCATATTAGCTCTTATCATTGACTCGATACCATTGACGAACTTAGTGGAGCTCTTAGAATTCTCATCGGCATTCTTGACTAATTCTTCTCCGGCAGAGCTGAATGTTTTATTTAACGATTCAGCTCCAGGAATAGGAATTTTTCCTCCTCCGAGAAATCCTGGCATCTGAACTGATTCTGGAACTTTCCACTTCGAAATTTTTTCTGACATCCAGCGGTCAAGCTGATTCAATTTATCTACAATGGTCCCAATAATCCAAAGGAGAGATTCACCTATCAGAGCAACAGCCTTGAATACAGTAGAAAAGACGTCTCCCACACTCTCTTTAACTTCTTGAAATCCAGTTTTCCATTGCCCAATCAGAGTCATAGTGTCCGCTTGAACATTCTTCATTCTATCGATTTTCGGAGCAGCTTCCTCCATGACAGCATTCAATCTCGCCTGCTGTTGCTCTGTCTCATTCAGTGCCTTTGCATATTCTTTCACGTATCCAGCGGCAAGAGCATATTTTTCGAATGCTTTTGTGTCAGAAATCTCAGACATTCTGAGACCTATCCCTCGCAGAGGACGCATTCTTCCTGTGGAGATTGCCTCCATTGCTTGCTCCATTCCTTCAGCAAAAGAAGAAGAATAAGTCCGAGAAATGAGCTTCCCGAGCTGGGCAATCTGAGGAACATTCTTTGGGTCGAAACCTCTCGACATAGCACGAGTCGTCATTTCCATAATATCTGACTCGTCCATTGTGTACTCTGAGAGGGTCTTGACTTGCTCTATATACTGCTCTCTATCGATTTTAAATCTTTGGGCAAGCTGGGCAAATGTATTTGCTGTTCTCTCTCTTTTCGCAGAATCCTCTACCATCGACCATGCTTCTCTGAATCCAAGAATAGCAGCAGTAATTTCGAGCCATCCAGATTTAATTGTTGTGAACATGGATGCGAAAATATTTTTATTTTTAGCGCAGGATTCTGAAATTGATTGAGAGAGAGATTTGAATTGACCACTAATAACAGAAAGGTCTCTTTCTGTTTGATTTGTATCGAATCCAAGAGAGGAGAGTTTTGACTTTAGAGTGCGGCTTGCCTCCTCGGCTTGCTGTTTCGCCTTGCTAAGACCGGTAAGATATTTCGCATCATCAAGAGAAAGTTCAACAAATATTTTTCCAATCTGACCTTCAGCCATTGAAAGTACTCACACTCGACGGAGAATCTTTTTCGCTTTCCTTCCTTTCTTCCGCCAGCTCCCTTATTTCTCTGAAGATTATTTGAACTTTCTCCCAACAATCATTTTGATTTTGAATTTTATAGGCATCCATCATCTCTCGAAATGCGAGATAATTTAGCCCAATAATATCACCCATCCCGGCAACAATTACTTGATTTCCGCCCTTGAGATAGATGAAGACTGCATCTTTGTTGTCGGGAAGAATCTCAGGGAAGCAATCATCACAAGGAGTTCTCTTTCCTGAGGCCGACTTCATTTTTCTACAAAGTTCACAAGAAGGACGATTTGGGTCTGAGAGCCTTCTTGCGAACTCTTTTAGTTTTTTTCCTGGTCTGCCTTGTAGACTTCTTCTGTCTCTGACATCTGTTTCAGGAGTTCTCCTACTTTCCTTGCGAACTCAACAGACTTTCCCATGAGCAGGAGCTTCATTTCCTTTGTGCAAGGGATAGGCTTTTCATCTTTATCGAAAAAGCCTTTCCAATCCACAATACAGAAATCATAAAGAAGCTCGAACCGCTTATCCTCATCAGGCTCTTCCCATTCAATTCGAGCTCTATCGGTGAATCTCGCTTTCTTCTCCGATGACTTCTTTACGATATCCCGGAGGTCTTCAGCTGCACATGTCCGAAGACAAATTTCACTTCCGCTCTCGTAGGGAAACCACGTCCCCTTGTTTAGATTCTCAAGGTCGAGAACTGTCATAAAGGTTTACTCCTTTCTTAGAAAAAAATATCAATAATATGACATATTGCCGCTGACCTTCGCAGTGAAGTCAATCGCCACAACCTGTGCCTTGTCTGCGCTGATGTTCCATGAGGTGATAAATACGCAAGAAGGCTTTGTGTTCTGATTGCTCGTCAGAGAAGGAGAGGCAAACCATCCAGTGGTATGGCACGGCATCCAGTATGAGACTGAATCAACAAACAACTTCAGAGTGGTAAGAGAAGTTGCATCGAGGTTCAGAGACATGAGCTTGACCTGCCCGGAAGTATCTTCTGGGTCGAAGAATCCAGAAAATGTGATGGTTCCACCATCTTTCGTTCCGAATAAATAAGTCTTCCAGTTGTCGGTGAAAGAGGTGATTTCCATCTGGTCAGCCGTAATGCCCGAAATCTTCCATGTTCCTTGCGCACTCACTGTTGCGTTCGTTCCAGCAGTAGTTATCGGGCTCCCAATTGTTACTTTACAATCTCTTCCTATCCTTAGTGACATTCTTCAATACCTCCATAAGATATCTTATTTGAAAGATAGAAATAATTATTCATCTATATAAATATTTTCTTTTCCTGATAAAAAATTAATCTTTTCCGGGTCTCCACTCGTAAGGATGAAGATTTTTATAGAGAAGATATGTCCCTCGATTTACGATATATGTCGTCATATGTTCTATTTCAATCGATGTATCAACAAAGATTCTAACCCCCCTTTTTCTAAGCTCATAACAGAAATGGATATCTTCTCCTACAATTTTTCCTGTCGATGTTAAATCAATCTTGAACCAAGGAGGCTCGACTTTTTTGAAGCATTCCATCGAGAACAAAATGCACCCTGTTCCTGTAGCATCAACTTCTATCAATTTTCCACTAAACATCTCTTCGTCACTTACATGTGTATAGTATCCAGGAACTCCTCTATAAAGAACAGGGTCGAAAGGAGACCATCTTCGATGAACAACGGACCCGCAGACATCGACATTATGACTCAGAAGCTTCGTCAAAGTATCCATAGGATAAATCTGGTCTGTATCGAGCATTGCAAGATGAGTACAATTTTCATTTATTGCCTGCTGAACCAGGTCATTTCTCACAGCATCAATGCTTCGATTTGTAACAGGAAATGTAGGAAGATACATATTCGAAGGATGAGGTTTTTCCATCACAAGAAATGTTGTAAAGAATTGCATAGGAACATTCGTATCACTAAGAGGAAGCCCAATCCCGAGCTTGAAATTTGATATTTTTATCGTCTCCATTACTCAATATACTCCGAAGTTAAACATTTATTTTCATCCATCTCTTTCAGTGCAGATTTTATTTCCTGTTTTTCTTTCATCGCCTTGTAGAGAAGATATGTCCCATGGCCCACCTCAAGAGTTGAGAGATGGCCTGAAGGAACAGATGTATCAACATATATCTTATATCCCATTTTCTTGAGTTTTGTGCAGAACCAGATATCTTCTCCGACAACTCCTTTGGCTCTCTTATCAGGATTCGGAGGAAATTCAAACCAAGGGCTTTTCATTTTATAGTAAACTTCCATGTCGCAAAGAAGACATCCTGTTCCTGTAGCATCGACCTCAACTAAATCTCCTTGAGTCCATTCAGTTATCGAGAAGTAATTATTCACCTCTCCTCTATACATCAAAGGGTCGAAGGGAGGATATCTTCTATAGCAGAGAGCCCCTACGACAGGAATTCTTCTTGAGAGAAGAGAAGGAATTGTGTTGATATGATATGTCATATCAGTGTCACACATCAACAGATGAGAGCAATTTGCCTCCATTGCCATCTCAACTATGCTATTCCTCAATCCCTCAAGAGGCCCATTAGCTGACCTCAGATAGATGAATTCTCCCTTCTCCATTTTCACAAAACTATCGAAAAAAGATGAAGGAATGAATGGGAATGAGAGTGGGATACCGATTCCGATTCTGTAGTTGCTAACCTCTAAGCTCATACTTTTTCACATCTCCACATTCTATTTCAACAGGAATATTATATAACCGAATAGTCGCCTTTGGAAGTTCGCCAACTCCGTGCTGCCAGGTGACCTCATACACTCCATTGAGATTTTCATTCGTCTCAAGGTCTACAACTTTTGTTCCGTTGAGAGTTCCGTCACTAATTACCTTCAGCTTCATCGCGACCTTTCCTTTCATAGGGAAAATCAGGAGATATTTTCTGCGTCTCCTTCAGCATCACAGATGAAATTCCTCCTCGAAAGAAATTCACTGTGATGCTTCCTACCTTTTTCTTTTCAATCCAGAATTCGAGTATTTTTTTTAATCTCTCAGGAATCATTCTTTTTCTCCTTCTTCTGAAAAGGAAGCTTGAAGGATACGAATCCTGCAGCTCCCTTGTGCCCCCCTCCTCCGAGCTTCTTACAAATTTGAGAGACATCAATCTTGTCATTTTCAGTATACAAAGAGACTGTGTATTTTGCTCCATCGTGGGAATATGAAATGCAGATATCGTATTCTCTCATTCTTTTTCCGAATCCCTTTGAACCAAATTTCGAAATATTGCATGCGAAAGCAGAATGGCCTGAAATCTCAGTCTCGTATCCGAAAGCCTTACACATTTCTTCGCAATATGAATCTCTATAAATCATCGCAATCTTTCCTTCGAGTGCAATATCGAGAGCTGCTCCATCTCTCTCGAACAATTCAATCCAGATTCTTGATTGCGGCGAATTATCTTTGAGCTTCATTCCTTCATAAAATCTGAAGCATTGTGGTTCATGTCTGAGAGCCCATTTATCGTAATCCCCTATCAGTTCAACTGAGAATGGCATTCCTATATTGAAGAGATATTTCCATGTCAATTCGCATGCTGCCATTCCTTTTTCTGAGAAATCTCTCATTCCTGGAAGGTCTTGATAGATGAAATCCTTCGCTGCCGCATGATGGTCAATCCAGACAAGTTTCCCTACTTTTTCTTTCAACTTCCTCATCTTTTCAAAGTGAAGAGAGAAATCGACAACGAATGCCTCATCATAATACTGCTTTTTTATCGCATCGACATCGAAGTTATCTTTGTAATCCATTTCAAGAAAATCGATTTCTGCTCCTTCATCTTTCTTTGCATATCTGACTATTGCAGCGGAGCATCTCCCGTCGAGGTCATTGTGGTGAATAACTAAGACTCTCATCTTTTTCTCCTATTCCCATTTCGGAATCATTCTGTTTTTTACAATCATGTCAAGATATCTTCCTTGGGGCCAATTCCTGTCGAATAATTTTTTATTCATATCAAGAAGATTTGCATAATCGAGAGAGAGTTGCTGATGGGTAACTGAGCCAAAGTGATGAATGAAAACATCCTGCGCAACTACACAGTGAAATCCTCTATCTATCGCTCTCATGCAGAAGTCATCGTCTTCGAAATTTCCAGGAGTAAAAATTTCATCAAAGCACCCAACTGCATCAATAACTTTTCTCTTCATGACAAGACAGAACCCGACAAGTCGATGGAGTGGCTCATATTTTCCTTTTCTTTCTTCGTAGAAAAGATTCGCCTTCGAATAAAAATCCTCTTTGTTGTAATAAGCCTTGAAATAGACCTGTTGAGTTCCGCTTATTGAATTTGTGCAAGGTCCGACAATGTCGATATAATCTTTTTCAAGATGAAAAAGAAGATGCTCCATCCATCCAGGAGAAACGACTGTATCATTATTGAGAATGCAGATAAAGTCCCCTTTCGATGCAAAGATTCCTTGATTTATTGCTTTTGGAAATCCTTCGTTCTCTTCATTTCTGATAAGAGTTGCACATCCTTTTGCATATGAATAGAAATCATCATTCGATTCGTTCGAGCCATTATCGACAAGAATTATCTCGTAATCGATTTCAGGAGTGCATTCCTTTATTGAAAAGAGACAATTTTTTGTATACTCAAAGGCATTAATGAACGGGATTATTATCGAGACTTTCATTATACTTCCTTTCAAAAAAGAATTGGGTCATGTTTATGAAATTCGCACTCTACCCGAATTTCTTCTTCTGTGATGTAGTGGTTATGAAGTGAGAAGCCTTTCTCGAGATTGTTTTTGCTCTGACGGTTTTTTCTTCCATTTATTCTTCTTTCAATTGCAAGGTCTTTATCGGCCATAATCCAGTGCATCGCCTTCTGTATCTCAGGATAGTATCTTGCCTGCTTCATTTCACTTGTGGCAAATGTAAGAGAATGAAATCCTGGAAGCCACTGAGGATTGATTCGAGACCTGACAACTGAAGGTTTATACCACACAAGGTCCACAATCTCATTTCCATGTCTCCTTTGCTCGACAGAAGGATTTTCCGGGTCCAAATCAGAATCAAGAAAATGACGATACGGCTGACAGTATTTCGAAACGATAATATCTTGCGATACATTTTCGAGAAATTTATTATCGAAAAGAATGAATTCATCTGCATCCGCCAAGATTATCCAATCTTCACTTCGGATTGAAGCAATTCCGTTTATTATCTTCTGCTTCTTCTCGTCATCCATTCCGTCGGGTGGAGAGAAGTGAGAGATTTGCACATTTTCTGCTTTACAGGCAATCTCCTCACACCTATCATTCGAATCAGTATCGATGATAATGTGAATCTCATCTGCCCACTTGTAATGATTTAGAAAGAAGGGAGCAAGCTCTTCCTCATTATACCACATACTAAGAACAACTGTTTTCATTTTACTTTCCTTTCACTGCGTAAAGAATTGCCTCGACGTGATGAATTTTATTTGCCGGGTCCGTTATAACATCTCTCAATTCTCCAATAAACTTCGCTTTTATTCCGTAGAGATTTCTGTGCTCATCATCCATATAATACCAGAATGAATTCTTATTCCAGAATGAGACATGAGTCGGGTCCTGGAAAGCTCCTCTTCCATCTGTAGAAGGAGTGACACTATAAAATTTACCATGATGCTTAAGCGCTTTCCATATAGATTCAATGGTTGATATGGTCCTCCCTATGGGAACATGCTCTAAGAAATCAACCGCCCTTATTTCGTCAATCTCATTGTCGTATGGCAATCCTTCAGAGATATCGAGAACCATATCAGGTCCGACTTCAGGCCTTATATCAATATTGATATATCCTTCAATCTTTCTGTATCCGCATCCGAGATTGAGTTTAACGCTCATAACTATCCTTTCTTTAGTTTTAATCGACTCTGATATTCAGAGATGCATCTCTGAGCAGGAAGCGAGCACCGAGAGCAAACATCGACGAGATTCCTTCGATTATTTACAAGAAAATCATTTATTTCAAGCCTTCGAGAATTCATAAGAGTCTTTTCAACCGAATCGTGAAAAAGATTCCCAAAAACTTGCGTATATTTCCAATCCCAGAAGCACATATTTACATCGCCATTATTTCTGACAAAGTAATACATAGAGGGGATGAAACAGGGCTCCTCTATTCCTTTCTGAGGCTCATCATATACATTCAATCTACAATCGATTCCTTCTCCGCTTCCTTCATTCGATATCGACTTATCATATCTCGGATGAAGGATAATTCTCGGAGAATTAATTTTTTGAGAAATTCTCGAGAGCCGCTCTCCTTCTTCCTTGCTATATATTGAAAGCCTAATAATATCGACTCCGCAATTAAGAGCGTCAGACAATAAATTTTCATCTGCTGCGAGTCCATTAGAAAACATACTAATGCAACATTTCGGAAGATTTTCTTTTATGAATTGAACAAGAAGCAAGAATCTCGGGTCTATCAATGGTTCCGAATATCCACTCAGATAAATCATTCCCGAAAACGAAAATTTCTTGAAGAAATGAATCGTCTTCACGACAATAGATGCAGGAAGAAAAGTCAATTCTCTTTTATCGTAGTGTCGAGGGCACCAAGAATGATAATCTGCATATTGACAATTATTCGAGAGTTCAAATTCAATCCATTGAATATTTTCTGCTTGCCATGATAAGTCATTCACTATCTGGTACATCGAGAATATAATCCTTGTATTTATCTATGTTTTTCAATATAAACCCAGGGACATCGAGTTCTGTAGCGACAAAAGAAACATTTCTTCCGAGAGGGTCCCTGAGATTATCTCTTCTCTCCTTTATCAACTCATCAGTGAGAGAATATCTTGAATTCAGTTCATCTTTATGAGAAAATGAATTCAGCTTCTCGAGGATTCTCTTCGAAGTTCCGAGATTTGAAAAGTGCCATCCGGAATCGAAAATTGTATACATGTTTTTAGGAGACCAGAGATTGAATTCTCTAATTGAATAGAGTCTTGATTTGAATCTCTCAATGTGTTCCTTTCTACATATTTTCCCCATGTGCCATCTTCCTTCAAAGCACGGCTCCATGCTATAATCTCCTTGATATGGACTTCCTGGAGCAATTATACAGTTGAAGTAATACCAGCAAAGCTTCATATCGAGATTAACCATTTCTCGAGTCGCAGACGCCTTTTCGATGACTGATTTATCTCTTATCATCTCATCGCAATCAAGATAAAGAATCAAATCGTCGTCTGAAAAAATATCTATCATATTCTGATAGAGCATATTTCTCTGGAAATGCTCATATTCCCAGCCCTCTCTTCCTTTGTCAGGAGGGTCTTCTATAACGAAATGAATTATTTTATCTTTGAATTTTTTGAATTGAGATTTTTCCTTTACCTCATCGTAAAAGAGCCTCTTCTCTTCTCCGCTATAAGTATAGAGACACTCAGAGAGAACAAATTTATCAACAAAAGAATCGTGGTGATTCAATCTAATCTCTAATAGCTCAAGTTCATTATTGAATTGAAAACAGTCGTATACTTTCATCTTTTTTCTCCTATTTCATTCCGACATCTTGGCGATACTGATTAGGAAGCCAAGCGTCCCTGTTGCTTTCGATTTCCTCTATTGTGAATTTGCCATCTATTATTTCAATATCTTCCTCTTCTATTCTCGGAAGATTATGTTGTTTGAATAGTTCGTAATTTCCTCGAGAGATTTTTTCTTTCTCGATGCTCATTATATCTCTTTTCATCGGGATTATCATCCCGCATCTCTCGCAATATTTCTTTACTTGGTCCTGGAAATCTTCCGGATTTTTTTTCCACCACTGATATTCTACTGGCCACCCTCCAGGACCATCCAAAATCAAATCCCATCCGTATGCAATCTCGCAGAAAAACGCTCCTTTTTTCGAAATCGTAGGACACCATTTCGATTGAACCCAACATTCATCTATCAATTTTTTCTTATACTCTTCTGTTGGGCAAACATCTGCACAAGAAATCAAATTCGGTTGATGGAGACAGATTGTTTTCTGAAAATCGTTGTGCTCGTTGAATGCGATATGTCCGAAAGTCTCAGAAATCAGAAGCTTGTATTGAATAAATTTTTTCTTTTCAGAAGTAAAGAGATGAAGTTTTTGACGAGGGAAATGTTTTGAGCAAAGACGACAAACTTCTTCGAATTGAGGATGAAGGAGAGGTTCTCCTCCAATAATTCCTACAAGAGATGGCCAATTATGATATGATTCAAGAGCTCTATCGATTTCATTCAGAGTCATAGAAAAGAACTGGTCTTTTCTAATATGCCTTCTGAATCTTGTACAATAGGCGCAATCTCCACCACAGAGATTTGTAATGTCAATTAATCCTGCCCATGCATAATATATAGGTTGCATGATTTACTCTCTTTCAGAGTCTATTTTTTCTTTACCATGACATCGAAATCGACGTCGCATTGCCAGATATTATTGTCGTCTGAGGGAGCAGTTAGACGATAGCTTTTTTTATTCATGAAAACTAAAGTATCATTTGTAAAAGTAAGAGAACAGCCGTCATACAAATCGCAAAGATAACCAAAATACGTCTCCAGATTCGATGAAGAGGATTCGTTTGTAAATAAGCTGAATTGAACGATTGAATTTTCATATTTATTTGAAAAATCCCAATCTGCTTCGCCCGCGGCAAGAAAGAAAACTCCGTAAGGAAATGTTGTCCCCTGGAGAGCTCTCCCATTAAAGAGTCTGCCTCCAAGAGCGGTATAGAGAGCATTATGATTTCCGCTCGAAGTTTCTATGAAGAGAGAATAGATACCTGTAAATAAATCTTTCATGTTATGACTTCAATACCGGAGAAAATTTTCTTGCCTTTAGAAGAGCAGGCCTCATAAAGGGACGAGGCTTCATCTTTACGGTTCCGAATTCCAATGCAGAATTAGAAACCAAAATTCCATTTGCATAGTAAGAGTGTATAGTATCTACGCATATATCAAATACCTTTCTTAGCTTTGCATCTTTCTCTCCGCGATTTTTTCCTCTTTCGTATTTCCATTTTTTAATTTCGAGAATTTCGACGTTCTTGAATATTTCTGGATTAGCAAAGCTTCCGGTATCTGGATTGCACGAAACATAATAGACTCCAGGAAGAGGATTCGGATTTAATCGAGGAATAACCTCTCTTTCACAAAAATGAATATGTAAAATCTTTCCGCCTGGAAAGCATTTTAGCAGCTCCTTATCTCTCTCAATATCATCGACTTGCTTCTGGTGCCAGCAATCTCCATTGGATTCAATAATCATATTCTCATCAGGAATATAGAAATCAACAAATCGCTTTCCAATTTTATATTGAGGGAGATAGAAAATATTTCTTTCGTCGAGCCATTTTTTTACTTTCTTTTCTGTGGAAGAGCAGAATCCCTTTTTTGCCATAATTCTATTAGGATGTGACTCAGGGTAATTCTCAAATCGAAACCTTGCTTTTTCAGACATTTTTTTTCTTGACTCTTCTGTATACTTGAATCCTATATGAGGATTTCCATATTCTCTCCAGTATTTCGCTCTACAAGAGACAGAACAAAATTTTCGATTCTTATATCCTGCTCCGAAATCAGTAGTGAACTCGATAATGTTCTTGCAATATAAGCACTTCTTCAAAAGTAGAGGCCTATGAATACTTATTCCAGCATGATGAGAAATCTTGATTCTCGTGAAAAGTTTATCGGAAAGAAGCAAATCTCCGGCCCTTACCCACTTGTTTCTTCCGTCTCTATGCACAAGAATTTTATGCTCTTCTGTGCAATTTAAAATATGAATTCGTCCCTTTCTGTATTTAACTTTCAGCGTCACCATGCCAGTGACTTCGCTCATTGGCCTTGAGAAGACTTTTAAGACAGGATGATATTCTCCTGTTTGAGTAAGAACTAAATCCCCGACCTCTATCTTCGATATTCTTTTTAACCCTTTCTTTGTTAAGATATTGCTCTCTGCATCCAAACAGGCATAATCTACATTAGTTCCGACAACAACTGTAAACTTGTCCCCTTTCGGCTCGCCAATTCCATCATCTGGGAGCGCTTGAGCATCGACTCTTCCTTTGTCCATCCCGCTCCCTGACCAGTTTGTACTGATTGAAGCTCTCAATCTTCCAGTGTCAACAGCAGGCGGCTCTCCAGGAGCAGATGCCTGGTGCTTGATGTAATCTTTCTCTGTTACATTCTTTCCGCCCCATCTCTTCCAGATTGTGACTGCTCTTGTTTTTCCGAAAGTAGATGTTTGGCGAGGACGAGCATAGATAGCTCCTGTCCCTTTCTTGAAAGATGTCTTTATGCTTGCCTCTATTGTGTATCCGTAGGCGATAAGGGATTTCTGAGCCTCATTCATCGGCTTCTTTCCGACGGATTCATCCCATTTAACTTCTCCAGCCATCTTTCTTCCTCAAAGAAAAAGCAGGTAGAACAGTAGGGACCCATTCTACCTGCTTTATTTCTATATTCAGAAATCTTTGGGTCCTACACCCATTCCATTACAAGCGTAATCATTGATGCCGGAGTCGATGTTACCCCGCTCGTATCCAGCCATCCAGAAATTCTATCCCCTGTCGTCAACTGGGAATAGTTTGTATTGCTTGTCGCATTGATTTTCACCGGAGTGTTAATCGTCGACGTCATATTGAAAGTCGTATCGAGAACTTTTGAGCCCGTCGAAGGAGCTGCGCCTGAGGCAACTTTCAAAATGTTTAGCCCTGCCTTTGTCGTTGCATCCACCGCACCATGACTCTCACTGACAGAGACTACCTTGCAAGGAGCAGGAGCGATGAAAAATGCAACCGGCATATCAGTCGTCGCATTCATAAATCTATTGATTACGAACTGACCGATAGTAGGAGTAACAGCTTTATGCGTTGCCCCTGTAGACGAGATTGTCATAATCGGGTCGACAGAGGAGCTATAAAACTGAAGTCCGCCACTTGTCCATCTGGTTTTTACTTTAGTAACAGGCATAAGATTTATCCTCCATGCATGCTATTACCATGTCGAGCACTCCTCGACTCAAGCCGTGGTTCGGCTCAATTAGCAGGAGGTTCATCCTCATCTTCTTCTTTCGCCTTTTCGGGCTCTTGAGAAGATTTATTCTGAGGCGGTTCCTTGACTTGTTTATCTACCGGTGGATTCTTTGTCATTTTGAGAATCTGAGCAGGTTTTTTCGGTCCCTGTTCCCTTTCCTCTTTTTTCTTTTCTTCTACTTGAACAGCCACTCCTCTTTCAATGAGGATTATCGCAGGCTCCTCTTTCAAATCAAGAATTGAATCTTCCGGATGTCCGAGCCATGCGCATTTGAGCTTTACTTTCACTATGCGCTCCTTTCTTTCTTGTTACGCAATCACCGTAAGCGTATCGGCGCCTTCTACATACCGCGGTTCGCTCAGAATGCAGACAGCTCCGTAGATGCTCGAGCCGGTACCGGTGGCGGTACACTGCAGGCTCAACCAGCAATGGTCAGGAGTTGCCCCGAGAGCAGCCACATCGACTTCGATGATTACGGTAACATAATTCACTGCCACCGCAACCGAAGTTGCTGCGGTCCCCTGCACGGCAGTATCGCTTGCAGCAGATGTTGCAGTAATCTTATAGAAATCTATCGTCACTGCATCTGCGCTCGTCCCGTCAGCATCCTGCGCCTTGTAAACAGTCATGGTCGTCGAGGCAGACATCGAACCGCACATTGCGATAAATGTCGCATGCCCGAACTTGCCGGCATTCACATAGTCACCGAGCAGATAGGTAGTCCCATCATGAGCCACAGTCTGTATATTGACGGGAGGGCTCACAGGGATAATTTTTACTTTATCGATAAGATTCATCTCTTCTTATCCTCCATTGAAATTATTGTCTTTTATTTCCTCTGCCTCTTCGATTACAGAGGCAGAGGAATGAATTCAACTTACCTTAGATAGCTGCCAGAGCGATGAATGGACTCACTGTCACAGTGGAATACCGGGGAGTGAGAGCAGATGCCCACCAGGGCTGTCCATCAATCCGGAAGGTGAACCGGAACGCCGTCTGGTCATAGTCGAACTTGAGATGGATGCTTGATGCAAACTGCATTCCGGCACCAGCTCCGTTCTTCTGTCCAACCAGATACTGGCTGAAGTCTGCCAGAATCACATCTCCTGCATCGCCAAGAGCTCCACAATGCTCAGAGAAAATCAGCGGCTTGCCCATCAGTGTATCGTAAGGCTTTCCGCTTATCCCGCCTGCCGGCATCCACACAGGAACGCCACCGGTGCCGACCTGGAGAACCATTGAAGCCAACTGAGCAAAGGTGTCATGGTTTGCAAACCAGACGCCATTCGCCTTGTTGTACAGGCGCT